CAAGGTCTGCATCCACCGCAGGGTCGCGGGGGACTGAAGGCGCGGGCGTAGCGTCTGCCTGCTCGCGCAGCGTGGCGAGGGCGTCTACCTGCTCCTGCCACGAGTCTTTGTCGCCGGTGAGGAATGAAGCGAAGCGGGCCGGAATGTTGGCCTTGGAGAGGATTGACTCCTTCTCGGAGAGCTCTGCGGCGGCCCGCTCGGCGGCCTCCTTCGCCTCCAGCTTCTCGGTGAGTGCGGCCAGCTGGGCGCGCAGCTCGCTCACCTCATCCGAATGAGTCTCCGCATCATCCTTCGGCGTCTCCTCCGCAGGAGTCTCCTCGTCCTTCGCAGGAGTCTCATTGGTGGCCTCCTCGGCGGGCTCGATGGGGTAGTCAGTGGTTGAGATAGGTCCGTCAGTCTCTTCAACGGCGGATGGCTCAGGCGCGGGGGTGTCGCTCATTTGCGCTCCTTCAGCTTCTCCCGGAAGTACTTGTCCATTGCGCGCCTAGCGTCCACTCCGTGAAGGTCTTGGTCGCGCACAACCTCATTGTACATACGTTCGAATGCGACTTGCTGATCCTTTCCTTCCCAGTGTTTGGAGGTGAAAACGGGCACACACGTGCAAAAACAGTGATCGTGGAATCTGTCGGCCCGAATGCCTGCCGACTCAGAGGACTTATATACCGGGCCGCGAGAGGCGAGCATTGCGCAGAAGCCGCAGGGGCCATTCTTGTTCGGGTGCGTTACGCGGGCGAAAGCGAAGGGGCGTGCGATCAACTCGCCACGGGAATTGCGGCGGTACTTGTCCGGCACATCTGAGAACACCTTCATGCTGCGGTGACGCTCCTTAACGAGCTCCTCCTCATCGAGGGTACGAACAGCCTCCTCCACCCTGTCGGCGACCTTCTCGAACGCCTCCTCCAGGCTCATGCGCGGGCGGCGGCGCCCTTCAACCTTCTCCACGTCCTCGACGATCGCCTTCTGGGCGTGCTCGGAGAACTCTTCGAGGTCCTTCGCCAGGTCATCCAGAGCCCCCTCAATGAGCTCAATAGAGGACGGGGCAGTGTCTACCGCGTCGGCCACCGTTCGGCGCGCAGCGGCTAGCACATGCCCCTCCAGGGCGCGCTCCAGGCGCCTCATCCCCTCAGGGGACGACAATGCGCCCTGAGTGCCGCGAATCGTGCGAGCGATCGTCTTCGGCGAGTACCCGGGCTGGGGAGGGATCCATGACTCAGGCGCCCCGGCCTTGCGGGCCTGCCCACGCAGAAACAAGGCAGCGGCAGCCCACGCCTGCTTCCTGGCCTGCCACATGAGCGGCGTCAGGAGGTCCCCCACGTGCTCCACCGGGGGCGGCTCAGGGAGCCCGTCGAACGCCTTGAGTGCGTCCTCGGCACGCCTGCGAAACAACATGACGATACCGCGAAGGATGCTGTAGAACAGGGCCTCACTCACCCTTAGGGTCCTCCTCGGAGTCCTCCGGGGCCTCGGGCGCCTCGGGCATATCCAAGCCAGCGTCGGCATCCATCTTGTCTCCACGGGCCTGCTCTCGGCGCAGCTGCTCCGGCGTGAGATGCAGGAACTCGCGGGCAGTCTCATCGCCGATGATGCCCTGACTGTGGGCCTGTAGGGCGTTCGCCATCTGCGCCGACGTGGAGGGGGCGGCAGCGTCGCGCCACGTCACCTCGAGGGCCTCCAGCCCCTCCAGTGACATGCCGTTCGCCTGGGCAACAATCCGGCCAACACGCTCCAGGGCGTCACTGAACTGGCGCTGCTTGTTCTCCGCCCGGGCGATGAGGCGGTCCTTCGCCACGCGTAGGGCCTCAGCGCTGGTGGGGTTGTTGTCTGAGGAGACACCCATCATCGACGGGGGGATACCGGTCATGGCGGACAGCTGGAGCGCGTAGGACCGGTACGTGTTGATGAACGGGTCCAGTGCCATTCCGGTGAGCTGCTTCACGTCACCACCGGAGGGGATGGCGATCAGGTTACCCATGTACGCCTGCATCTTCTCGGGGTACTGGTCAATCATCGCCGACGCCCCATCGCCCACGACGGCGCGGAGCGGGGAGGAGGCGACCTCCTGGGCTACCTGAAGGTTCGTCAGCGTGCGCGAGGCGGCGTCGATGACGGACGTGAGCTCACGTAGATCGGAGCGCCCATACTTGTCGGACAGGCGAGCACGGTTGAACATGGGGACGATGGACGCCCCCCACTGGTCCTGGCGGCCCTGTCCGACACTCTTCCAGTCGTACTTGCCCTTCACGTAGAACTCCACGCCGTCTGGCGTGTAGTAGGTGGCCCCCACGTTTCCGTCATCCCGGCGGTAGAGGACGACACCCTCCACGACCTCGCCACGGAAGTTGATACGTACGCGTGCGTGCTTCGCGTCCACGGCGCGAATCGAGGCGAACTCATGCTCATCATCCGGCGGGGCGATCACCCAGTAGGCGGCGCCAGCACTAATAGCCTCGGCGGCAGCAAGGTTGAACTGGGAATCCATGTCATTCGCCTGCCACGTCTTCCGCAACAGGTCAACCACGCCAAACTTGTCATCATCCGCGACACGATACCCGTCAGGGATGAGAATCTCAGTAAGGACGTCCACGGCCATCTTCGCGAACGGAGCCTGAATCTCCAGGACACGCGCCTTCGCCGGCAGGCTGATACCAACCGCGTCGAGGCGTCGCTTACCCTCATAGTAGCCCTCATAGGTGATGGGACGATAGGCGCCAGACGCGAACTTAGAGATCATCTTCTGGAAGCTCACATGAACACCTTCCACTCGCCCCGAGGAGCAGTCAGGTCCGCCCACTCCTTCGAGTTCTTCACATGCCTATACAGCATTCTAGCGCCGATCATGCACACAGCGAGATCGATCTTCTTCGACGACTTCGGGGACTCCTTTTTCACCGACCAGCGCCCCTTGAACTCATTCACGCGACAGTTCGACACATGCTCACCCAGCGCCGAGTCCCCATCATGAGTGAACGTCTGCTGCTGAATCTCCGTGAACGCCGTCTCCGCAGCCTCAGCGAACTGGTACGCGTGCGACCGCATATCCCAGGCAATCGGCGAAGCCGACATGCCGCCACGCACCGCAGGCACGATCAGGCGATCACCGAAATCCTCCGGCCAAGCCGTGCGCGTGAACGACTCCCACTCGCGCACATCAGCCCAGAACGCGACCACGTTGTACGTGTCGAACGCCTTCCTGACCCCAGCATCCACGGCAGCCACGTTCACCACGCCGAGCGGCTTCTCGGGCTTCCAGTGGCCGATCTTGAAGACGTGGCCATCTTCCATGCAGCACCCCACGAGGGCGGTGTGGTCGTTTGACTTGGAGCCGTCGAAGAACATGACGATCCGCTCCCCGGGCTCCACCTTCCGGTCCGGCTTGCGCAGCTGTGTCCACTCCTCCAGGGTGATCCAGGACGCCTCAGCCGCATTCGGGCGGTTCAGGAAGAAGCGAATGGAGCGAGACTCGGGGTACTCCGGGGACCAAATCTGCTCCTTGATCGACTCCAGATTCACCCACGGGCAGTCCTCATACACGTACTCCAGGGCCTTCGTGAGCCCAACCTGCCCCTCCTCCGGCTCGTCCGTTAAAACCGTGTTCGGGGGCGCGATACGCGCATCGTAGAGGATCTTCGTCTTACCGCGCGTGAGACCATCCTCCTGATCGCACCACGCCTCAAAGATCACCTCGGCCGACGACTGCTCACCCGGCACCCACGCGTTGCAGGTACCCATGAACCGGCCACCCATCTTCGCCGCGTTCTGCTGAATCGTCTCCAGCATGGCAGGCCCGCCCTGTGCGGGAAGCCAGTGCTCAAGCTCATCCCCCACAACGAAGGACACCTCACCACCCTCCATGGAGTGGGCAGAGGAGGTCATCTGCTGAAGCTTCCCCCCGCCCGGCGTCTCAATGAACGTCTTCGCCACCTCGAGGCCATACTTCCGAGCTAAGGAACCCTTCTTCTGGCAGAACGCCCTGACCATGCGGATAGTATTCTGAGTGTTGTGCGTCAGCACGCCACCCTCAACCTGGAAGAGGTGATCCTCCGTGCCGATCTGAATGCACTGCACCGGGACGCTCGGGACGGGCTCAATCGACTCGATGCGCCGATACGCCGACAGGGTGCGCTGCTCGCGCGGGAGCCTAGCCCTGTGCTGCGCCAGGCGGGCAGCAGGGAACCCCGGCTGCGGAATGAACTTCACTACGCGAGACCCGAAGCCGCCGTCGTGCACGAAGCACTTCTGCCCCAGAGACTCGGCAAGCTCAATGAACGACGCCAAGAGGTTCGCGTTCGTGTTCTTGAACTGCACCTGCCCCTTCTCGGTGACAGTCCCGTCGGAGTCAATGAGCCCCTGAAGAAGCGCCAGACGATCCTCATAGGAGGCGCGCAGGTATGCCTCTGGCACATGCTTATTGCCCAGCACGCCAAGCTCGCGCAGGCGCTCACGGAACGACAGGAGCTCCCGGCCCTTCATTCCCTCCCTGTTTCCTTTGTTGCAGCGGCGACACATCGGGTGGCCAGAGCTGCCCATGACTCGGTTCGGGTCACCTTCAGCATAGGAGTGGCCCCGTGGACACATCTGCCTGCGGCGACGGATATAGAAGCGCCCGTCATTGGCTTTCTGGAGGTCGCCCTTGATGTCATCCCACCACTCCAGCTCCCCAGTGAAGATCTCTTCAAGTTCCTCGCGGCGGCGCCAGTCGAGAGCAATCGTAGATCCGGCGGCATCCCCGTCTCCCAGCCAGTAGCCGAGCATGTAAGGGGAGATCAAGGTCGGAGCACTACCTCCACCTCGGCGCGCGACAAGGGGGATACGCAGGCTGCGCCGCCGACCGCTGTGCAGGTAGGCTCGCATCTCCTCGGTGCTCATTGTCGCCACATCGAAGCGGTCGCCGTGCGAGTGCAGCCGCTCCACTGTCCACCCGTGGGCGGCGTCAGCAACAACAGTCGTTCCATCATCGAAGGCAACTCGATAGCAGTCGTGGTCGGTGAACACGCGAGTCTTGCCAAGCACGGGCGTCGGGTTGCCGTCACTGCCGTACACCAGGTCACCGACTTCAAGGTCGCCTACCGTGCTCCAGCCACCCTCGACGGGAACCTTGGTGTCAAGGGCGAGCGGCTGGCTTTCCGACGTGGCTACGATCTGCACGAGAGGCATACTCATTGGCTTCGCGCGCACCCCAAACGGCTCATGGCGGTCGAAACCATCGAACCGGCAAGGGCCGAGGAGTTCGAACAGGCACAACGCAGCGGCGAACGGGGAGTTATGGGTCACCACCATCGTCTCCCCCACCAGATACAGGCCATCCTCAGCCGCCACAGTAATACAACGGGCATCCACCGGAGGGACTCGGCGGACATCGATGATGGTTCGCCCGTTCTGGAAGCTTCCCAGAACCTCTTCGGGCACCCCCTGGGCGTACAGCTCATCCTTATCGACATCGGGGAGGCGGAGATTGAAGCGCCCTTCGCGAGCCATGGCGCGCACATCGAGAGTGCGGCGCTTGCGTTTGGCTGAACCAACGAACTCATCCACCGTGAACAGATGCTCGCCAGTGGCGGTGAGGACTGTGCCGTCGGAGATTTCCACCTCCCATGTGTCCCACTGGTCGATAGGGTGGACCTGAGTGACCTTGGTGGGCTTGCCGGACGGGTGGAACACGTAGTCGCCAACGACAAGATCGCCGAAGCGCTTCCATCCATCCACAGTCATGATTTTGTGACGCAGGTCATAGCCTTTGCCACTTCCCTTGCTTAACCTTCTAATTCCCTGCCTGTACACAAAGGAGCCCTTATGATTCAGGGCGTAGAAATGAGCAAGGAACTCAATCTGCCTGTCAGTCGGGATGAACGGCTGACCCGCGCGCGGCCCGTTCGGCTGCACAAGGTTGTCCATCATCCATGCGGCAGCATGATACCCGAGCGTCCGCTCAGGGAGCTCAAGGGGGAGCGTGTCTGTTCGCTCCCGGGGCGCGGGGAGCGTCTCGGTCACTTCGCGGCCCGCGCCTTCGCCCAAGCCTGGAGAGCGACCACGCCCGCAGACTCGGCCTCGGACTCGTCTACGCGGTTGATCTCGATCTGCACGCGACGCCGATCTCCCTCGGTGAGGAGGAGGCTGGTGAGCATAGTGTTCACCGCCGCCAACGTCGTCGGAGAGCGCCGATCCTGCATCTTGTAGTTCGACAAGTCATCACAAGTGGAGTAGAGGACGATCCAGTCTGACGGCTCGTAGTAGCGAGTGAACGTGGACTGCTCCACAGCCTTCCACAGCTTCTTAGCGATCGGGTGCCAGTCAGGGGCGGGCTTAGGTGGCTTAACCTGCTCGGCGACCACGTTCACGGGCTCCACGCCGCCATCGAGCTTCCTCGCCTGAGTGGTGCGGTGACCCTCCGTGCTGCGCTTCGGGATCGGGCCCTTAACTCCCATCGTCGTCTCCTACAAGTATCCGGGATGCTTACTCTTCGGCCGTGGGCCGCGAGCCTTATTGCGACCATTATAGCGGCGCTTTCTTGCCTCAACAGACTGCTGTTGCGTTCTCGCCATGTGGCAGTGCTGGCAGAGGCTCCTCAGGTTATCCGGGACGTGCGGGCCATCCGGGAAGATGTGGTCCACCTGATTCGCCTTATTGCCACAGAACACGCAAAGACCGCCGTCACGCTTAAGGACCGTGCGCCTGATCTTCTCCCAATCCTTAGGGAGCTCCTTACGGCGCCTAGACTGCCTACTCCACGCCATCTACTTCGATCCCATGCAGTTCGACGACGGCGCGCACATCACACCTTGCGAGCAGGCCACTGAGGACGCTCTCAACCTTGTTACGAGCGTCAATGAACTCGCGGTCAGCCTTATCCTTTAGGTCGCCATCTACTCCCACCCGCTCACACGAGTCACAGTAGCGGGCCGCCAGGTACAGCCCCTCTACGGCGATCTCAACCTCAACAGCCAAGCTCTCGTCAATCATTCCACTCCCCCAACGTGCACATTCGAAATCTGGGCCAGAACATAGAATCCAGCAAGATCCTGCACGAGATCAGTGATCGCATTCTCAGTGTCAATGCGCGCAGTCAGGTACGCGTTCCACGCATCGTCGATGAACGGATCGCCGAGCTCCAACGCCTCGCAATCCTGAAGCTCCATCCACGTCTCTTTAAGCAGACCAAGCTTCGCCTTGAAGGCGTCCACGGCCAGATTGGAGGCATCGTCACTCATCACAGCACCTCCAATGCAACACTAGAGTCGAAGCCGTACCGGTCGCCCACAAACATCTCCAGGTGCTCCTCCAGAGCCTCCTGAGCCTCCTGGACACGAATGACCGCCTCATCCTGCTCAGCATCACGCCTATGCGCCGGAACATCCCGCGCCCCACACTGGTCAGCATCGTTCAGGGAATCGCGCAGCTCATCCGCAGCACAATCCATGGCCGCCAGCATCGCCTTCTCGTGCACGGACGCCGCCACCTTCACCGCGTTCACCGCACATCACCCGGGTAAGTCATCGAAACACCCTCATTTGAGGGGGAGCCCTCACGGATATCAAACAGGAACGACGGCTTAGCGTCCTTCCCGCCGAAGTAGGCGTGCTGGATCGACAGGTAGTCGCCCGGGTAGACGTACATGTCCTTCTGTCCCTCATTCCTGAAAATCAGGGTCCCGTCGTTCGTGCGCTCGGGGTGATTATCGCAGAGGATCACGTCAACCTCGGGGGACGCCTTGTCGCCATAGACGAGCAGATACAGCATGGATGCTCCTTTCACCAGATGTTGGATCGCTTGCTGGACGGGAGGGGGCATGGCTCGATGCATGGGTGACCCATCGCAGCCAGCTCACGGACTGTCGGGTACGCCTGCCGGTCCTCCTTGGCGCATGCCGAGCACTTCCCCTGCCCTGAGTAGAGGCGCGTGCCCGGCCAGTCCTTCACGGAAGTTCGTGGGGGGCGCATCTTCTGACCGCACGATGAGCATTTGTGTTCGACCGTCCAGTCGATGAGCGCCTTGGGGGTGTGGCCCCGCAGTAGCTCCCGGTAGCAGGCGTTGCAGGTCCCTCTACCGCCGTAGGGCTTGGTGCCTGGGAACTCCTTCGCCGTAGTGCGCGGGGGTCGGTAGGGCTCGCCACAGTGCGTGCACTTCGGGAACTGGCGGTCAGTGCTGGGGGCAGTCATGGTGGTCCTTTCAGTGGCTGACCTGAAAAGTCTACCACGGCAAGGGGCTCTAGGTAAAGGCGAGGCCCGCCGGGCATACGGAGAAGGAAAGGAAACTTCACTCCGACCCATCCGGCGGGCCTCTATCAGCACGACCAGCATACATGCGACGACGGAGCGAGCGCAACCCACCGGAATCTCCAGACAGTTCGACACCCCAGGTGCGCCCGAAGCTGTGTAAGCCAATCTGAGAGCCTTTCGCGACCCCACCCAGGCCAGCACACACACCCACACCCGTTCGGCCGCCCACGAGCCTCCCAATGGCCTTCCCACGGCACTCGCGGCCCGCCGCCCGCCGCGCCGCCGAGGCCCAACCCTCTCTGGTGAGTGTTGACCAACTAGAGACGATCAACCCAACGTAACCACAACCCAACCCACTGCTTGGCACTAGAGCAAGGAAGCCTTCAAGGTCAGGTTCCGTCTCGGTACAGCAGGAAGGGCAAGGACAACGAAGGTGTCTCTGAACGCTCCAACTTGATCAGGCGACCAAGGATCAACTAGAGCCAGGTACGTGACTAGCCAACGAACCATCTCCTCGTCCTTGCTCTCGTGGACCAACTGGACCACAGGCCAGGGCGACGACCAAGGACCAGCGGTCCGACGGTCGGAGCGAAGCGGAGCCGCACACACGAGCCCGAAGGGCGTATAGAGGTTCTTTAATAGGTTCTATTACTGGTTTGGGTGTCACTCTGACAGTACCCCCCTGTCACTCTGACAGTACCCCCCTGTCACTCTGACAGTACCCCCCTGTCACTCTGACAGTACCCCCCTGGCCAGAATCTGCCCCCTCTGCTATGATGGAGCCATCGCTTACGACCCCTGCAAGGCTTCTTACTCCGTTCCCTTGCAGGGGTCACTTCTTGCGTGCTAGAGTTACCCCCAAGCGATCGACAACTCAACAAGAATGGAGTAACCATGAACGACATCGCTGTCTACACCTTCCATGACCAGAAGGTCCGCACCCTCACTGACGCCGACGGCAACCCTCTCTTCATCCTCGCAGACGTCTGCCGCGTCCTCGGCATGTCTAACCCCACCATGGCGGCTCAGCGCCTCGATGAGGATGCCCTAAGCACTACTGAGGTCATCGACTCGATGGGTCGAACACAGTCGGCTACCGCCATCACCGAGCCCGGCCTCTATGAGATCATCTTCCAGTCTCGCAAGCCCGAGGCTAAGGCGTTCCGCCGCTGGGTCACTGGCGAGGTCCTCCCCAGCATCCGCAAGACCGGCTCCTACAGCCTCCAGCCCAAGCTCGAAGGCCCCGAGCTCATGGCCTACGCCCTCATCGAGGCACAGAAAACCATCGAAGCCGCCACAGCCCGAGCCGAAGCCGCCGAAGCACAGATCGAGGCCGACAAGCCCGCCACCACCCTCGGCAAAGCCATCACCGCCGGCGACGGAGACCTCCTCGTCCGCGACGTCGCCCGCATCCTCGCCTCACACGGCGTCAACATCGGCGAGAAGCGCCTCTACCAGTGGCTCCGAGACAACCAGTGGGTCACCAAGGGTGGCGGTCGCTGCGGCAACCAGCCCACGCAACGTCGCATCGAGCAGGGCCTCGTCCGACCCCAGGTGCGACCCATCCACCTTCCCGGCGGACACCTCATCGAGTCCGTGACCACGCTCATCACCGGCAAGGGCCAGGAAGACCTCATCAACGGCTTCCTCAACGGCTCCTACACCATCTGAAAACCCAAAGGGGGCCAGCCCCCACAACAAGGCTGGCCCCCAACATCACACCTAGGAGTAGTGGCAGCATATGTCATTCGCAGCCCTCACGCAAGCCCTCAACCTGCCCGAGCGCATCATCGGCCCCGCCCGCATGGTCGCAGTCGCCCTGGCTGACCACATGAGCCCCAACCCCGCACTCGATAACGCAATCTGCTGTTGGCCCTCGATCGCCACCATCGCGAAAAAGGCTGGCATGTCAGAGTCCACGACTCGCCGAGCCATCAAGCTTCTGACAGACGCGGGCGTCATCACTGTTGAACATCGGCGAGACCAGGCCACCAATCGCACAAACCTCTACAGATGGCACCCGTGGCTCATGAGTGACTGGGATGACGCCCCTATGCGCAAGCGCGAAGAGGAAGCCCGCGGCTACAGCTACAGCCGCCACGAGGAGGCGAGCGAGCAGGTCGCCACGCCTGAGCCTGTCGCCACCCCTGAGGCGCTCGCCAAGCCCACTGAGAAGCCTGCAGACGGCTTCACGGAGTGGTGGCCCCACTACCCCAAGAAGGTCAAGAAGCTCGACGCTGAGAAGGCGTACAAGGCGGCCCTGAAGCGCGGCGTCACCCCCAAGGAACTCCTCGACGGCCTCCAGCGCCAGAAGGCCGCGTGGAAGGCCAAGGGTACCGAGCCTCAGTACATCCCCTACCCGGCCACCTGGCTTCGCGCAGGCAGCTGGGAAGATGAGCTCGAAACCCCTACACATGACACGAGCTCCCCCGCCCCGGCTATCAACCCCGCCACGGGCAAGCCGGTGACTCGAGATGACTTCGGGTACGCCTGCATCGCAGCCGGCATCGATCCCAACCTGTACATCAACTACTGGAAGCCCTACATGGGGCTCCCCTCCGACCCGGGTTGGCCCGAGTGGGCCGCCAAGATCGACCGCTTCTGTGGAAGGGCTTGACAACCCCGTCCAACCCTGTCTACACTCCAACCATCAGCACAACCGAAAGGAACACGCCATGACCGACGAAACCCGCGCCGCCCTCCAATACGCAGGCCCCGCCAGCTGGCACCACCTCATCGCACCCACACGCACATTCCCCCTCACTGAATTCTCCATCCACTCCATCGCCTACGCAATGAGCCCCGGAGACAGGAAGCTCAGGGACAATGAATCCGTGGTTCACCTCGGCGCCCTCGCCGCCGCCGCCAACCTCACCTCCAACGCCATCGCCAACAGCATCTTCACCGCAGACGCGCACAGCATCTTCAAGGACGCCCGCATGACCGCGGCCCTCCTCGACGCCACCAACAAGAAGCTTCCACAATTCACCCCCGACGTAAGCACATACAAACATGTCGCGCGAGCACTGAGAACAAACGACCCGCGAGTCCTGTCCATGCTCCTCATCGACATCATCCGCACTGCCAACCACGTCATCGAAAGGTGACACCAATGACCGCCCATCCAACAGTCCCGCTCATCATCATCACCGACGGCTACCTGCAGGAAGACAGCATCGCAGGCTCCGTCGCCACGCCAGTAGACATCGACTTCCCAGAAGAGGACTACTACCTCATAACCGGCGCCAAAGCAGGATTCACCGCCTCCCCAGGAACAGACTTCACAACATGGGATGACGCCACCGCAGTCCAAAACTCCACACTCGAACGAGTATGTGACGCATTCGAAGGCTCCGAGCTGACCGAAGAGCAAGACACATCGATCGAACTCCTCAAGGTATACGCCTACTGACCACCCGTGGGGGCCTGCAACACCAGCAGGCCCCCACCAACACCCCACACGAGCACATGAACATCGAAACCACCATCATCGACCTCGCCCTCAGCGGAGACCCCACAGTCCTCCTCGACCTAGACAACATCCACCCCCACCACTTCGCAGACACCCGCAACGCCGCCATCTGGCGCCTCATCGAAGACCACAAGGCCAAAAACCCCGGCCAAGGCATCACCCGCGAGCTCATCTTCGACAAGCTCCCCTCCATCACCGAGGCCCACGTCACCCCCGACTACCTCCTCGACATCATGGACCTAACCCTCATCTCCCACCGAGGACTCGCAGGCGTCTACGCAAACAAACTCATCGACGACACCGCACGCCGCCACCTCACAGACGCCTGCACCCGCGGCCTCCAAATCATCGAAGCCGGCGGAGACCCCAGCGACGCAGAAGCCAGCATCCGCGAACTCCTCAACCAAGTCAGCACCGGCAGCACAACCCTCGTCAACAACGACACCTGCCTCACCCAAATCACCGACTTCACCACCAAGGCAACACCCTTCACCCCCACACCCTGGCCCGACCTCAACCAAATCATCGGAGGCTGGAAACCAGGCGGCCTCTACGTCATCGCAGCCAGGCCAGGCGTAGGCAAAACCCTCGCAGCTCTCCAAGCCGCCACCAGCCTCGCCGACACCGGACACGTCTACTTCGCCTCACTCGAAATGGGCGGCCGCGAACTCTGGTCACGCATCATGGCCAACATCGCCAACGTCCCCGGCGACGCAGTAACCCGCCGCCGCCACCCAAGCCCCGACGAACAAGCCCGCATGACCGCAGCCGCCCCCAACCTCAGGCAGCTCCCCATCCACTTCGACGACCGAGCCAACCTCACCATCGGAGACTTCGTAGCCACCACACGCCTCCTCCACCGCCAACACGGCCTCACAGCCGCCTTCATCGACTACATCGGCCTCATCAACGCCGCCCCCGGCGACAGGCGCGCCCGCTGGGAACTCATCGGCGAATACACCAGGACCCTCAAGAACCTCGCCAAAGACCTCGGCATCCCCGTCTTCGCCATCGCCCAGCTCGGCCGGCAAGCCGAACAGTCCCCCGGCGGCGAACTCCAGCTCTCCCACCTCCGCGAGTCAGGCAACATCGAGCAGGACGCCAACGTCGTCCTCCTCCTCTCCTGCCCCCACGAGAACGGAGTCACCGACTGGACCCGAGCCGACATCCACGTCGCCAAAAACCGGGAAGGGCGCACCGGCCACGTCCTCCTCGAACGTGAAGGCGACTACTCCAGACTAAACCACCTCGGCTGGACACCCAAGGCTTGACAAGCCTGTCCCACCCTGTCTACACTCCAGTCATCAGCACAACCGAAAGGAGCCAACCATGAACACCTGGCCCTCCGAACCACTAATCCACATCATCGAAGGCGAATGCGAAGGAAACCACATCGAAAACGCACTCGCCAAACACGAACCAGACTACAGTGACGACTACCCAGACACCTACGTCATCGCCACCGGCCCGCACGCCGGAGAACCCATCGTGAAGGGATCGGAGTTCGACGGCATCTGGGAATGGCACCCAGTCACCACAATCCCCGATGAAGTCATCGAAAAGCTCCACGCAGCGTTCTACGACACCAACATGAACGAGCAGCAGCGAGAAGCCTTCCAAGCCTTCGAAACCCACACCTTCTAACCACACAGCCACCCACCAAAGGAGTCATCCATGGCCGCCGAACCCGTCTACACCCTCCACCCCGACATGATCACCCTCCGCCAAGCCGAAGCACTGTCGGGCATCGACTACAAGACCATCCACAACGCCGCCCGCAAAGGCCACATCTACTGGAACCGCTACGACGTACCACCCACCTTCCGCGTCAGCCGACGAGACACCATCAAATGGGCTGCCGGCCGGAAGGCGGCATGACATGGCGAACTACAAGCCCAAGCAATGCAAACAGTGTGGAACAGAATTCACGCCAACATCATCACGCAACTTCTATTGCTCAACCAAATGCTTAAAGGAAGGTAAACGAGAGCGAAGCCACAGCAGGTACATGGCCAACCGAGAGGAAATCCTTACACGTAACCACGAGTATGCAGAAGCAAACAAGCAGCGCGTCCGTAAATACAAACGCAAGTACTACGAAGCCAACATATGCAAAATTCTCGAACGCGAACGCAGGCGCTACAAGGCCAACAGGGAACGCATTTGCGAGCAACGGCGTATATGGCGAGCAAACAATAGCCACAAGGTAGGCGAAAGCGAGGCGCTCCGAGCACAAGCCGAACTCGAAGGCAACGCCACAGATGAACTCATCGAAGCCAAATGGGAAGACGGAGACAAGACCTGCATCCTCTGCGACAACCCCATCGACCCCACACTCAAAGCACCACACCCCAAGAGCCGCACGCTCGAACACATCACCCCCATCGCACGAGGAGGACGACACGACATCGACAACATAGCCTTCGCCCACTACAGCTGCAACGCCACCAAAGGCGCCAAAACCCTCGAAGAGTACCGCGACTGGCAAGCTGGCATCCAGCAAGCCAGCTAAACACCCCCGAGAAGACCCCTCAGAGCCCCGCAGACAGGCTTTGAGGGGCCAACCTCACTTCCCAAACCTGCACGCAATCCGAG